TAACGAGTTTGCTATAAGCAACTACCCAGTCCCAATCAGTTTTAAAATCCCCTGAAACCTGATCGCTAATCTCAGCATCAAATGGATAACATTCAAGAGAGTTAATCAAAAACTCTTCAACCAAGATTACTTCTTTTTTCGTCCAGGGGTTAATTACTTTAATCATTTACTTGTCTCCTTGTAGCTTACAATGGTATTATTCCCAGCTTACTCTAGTTTAAAACAATTGTACCGTATTGTAAACTAACTTTGAATTGTGCATAAGGTATTACATCTATTTTTCCAGTGGAATGATAGATGTAAACTTTTTGTTCAATAAAGTTGATTCTAACTACGTTTGAATCAATTTTCATTTTATTACTCCTTCTGTTTCTCATACTATAGTATCGACAACTGAAAGGAAAGCTTTAGGATATTTGTTATGGCTCGTGGTATTAAAGATCCAGGTGATAACCTCACTCATATGCAGCGTCGATTTATTGATGAATACTTATTAGATCTCAATACTTCTCAAGCTGCTATTCGTGCTGGAGCTAGTCCTACTAGAGCCTATGCTACTGGTAATGATTGGTTAAGAATGCCATTGATTCGACAAGCTATTAAAGATGGATTACAAAAGAGACAAAAGAAGTCAATTATAACGCGAGAATTAGTTTTAGAACATCTTGCTAATATCGCTGGGCTTAATATAAAAGATTTTTATGAAGTTGATGATAATGGTCAATGTAAATTAAAACCTATTGATTTACTTGAAGATCATGTAAGTTATTGTATAGCTGGTTTTACTGAATCAGGACATTATAAATTTGAGAGTAAAACACGCGCTCTTGAACTTCTATGTAAATGCCTCGATCTTTTTGGTGATAAAGATTCAATTCCTTCAACCACAGGAATTACTCCTCTCTTAAATGCTATTATGCAAGCCTCTCCACAAGTATGGGGAGATAAAGAAAAACCTAGCGAAACTTAATTCGCTAGGTTTAGAGAGAGAGTTCATAGTGATTTTGAAAGTTCATAAGGAGAAAAGGAAGAACGTTTGAGTTCTTTCACTATAACATCTATTATTATAAAGTGTCAAGTCTATGGTTGATATCGTACCATTTAGTAACAAACAGTTACAGATCTTGACGTGGTGGGTACCCGGGTCAGGCGTTGATACCTGTATTGGTATCATATGTGACGGCTCTATCCGTGCTGGGAAGACTTTCCCAATGAGTTTAAGCTTCATCGAGTGGGGTATGACCTGCTTTGATAGACAAGCCTTCGGAATCTGTGGTAAAACTATTGGCTCACTCAGACGCAACATCCTGTTGTGGCTGATTCCACAGCTAAAATCTATTGGATACAAAATATCTGAACATATGACCGAGAATTATTTCTCCTGTACATATGGAAAGAAAACGAATTACTTCTACCTTTTTGGTGGAAAAGATGAAAAATCGCAAGACTTAATCCAAGGCATAACACTAGCTGGTATTCTTTTCGATGAAGCCGCTTTAATGCCTGAAAGTTTTATTAACCAAGCAACAGGTAGGTGCTCAGTAACAGGAGCGAAATACTGGTTTAATTGTAACCCTGAAGCTCCTATGCATTTTATCAAAACTGATTGGATTGATAATGCTGATTCTAAAAATATGCTGCATCTTCATTTTACGATGCATGATAATCCATCCCTTTCAGAAGAACGTAGACTGGTTTATGAACACTTATATCACGGAGTATTTTACAAACGTTTTATATTAGGAGAATGGGTTGCAGCAGACGGAATTATCTTTGATAGCTTTGATGAAGATAATCTTTATCATCACGATCTTCCTGTTAATTATTGGGAAGATGCTACTCATTATATTGTAGCAGATTATGGCGTTCAAAACGCTATGGTTTATCTGTATGGTGTAGACGACGGTGATACTATCTGGATAGATGATGAATATTATTATTCAGGTAGGAAAGAACGTGTACAAAAAACTAATGCTGAGTATTTAGAAGATTATGTTAGTTTTAGAGGCGATAAGCCTATACGTTCTACTATTATTGACCCATCAGCAGCAACGTTTAAGGTTGAGTTACGTCGTTCTGGCTACAGAGTGACAGACGCTGATAATGATGTAATTGAAGGTATCAGATTAACAAGCTCAATGTTTTTTCGTAAGAAGATTAAGATTCATGCGAAGCGTTGTCCGAATCTGATTAATAAGCTCAAGTCATATGTATGGGTCAAACCTACTGAATCTAAAGAAGAGGAAAAACCTCTGAAAATAGATGACGATCCCTGCGATGCATTACGTTACCTGATTAAAACAGTGGTGAAGAAAGATCGTGATTAAACAACCAGTAATGGAAGCAATCAGTGAGACTGAATATGTCTTATTGGAAGATTACTCTTACACTTTCAATAATACAGTTATTACTGTTAAAGCTGGTACTATTTCTGATCTTGCCAGTGTGCCTAAACTATTCTGGAACATTATCCCACGCGATGGACTGGCTAGTGGGCCTGCCTTTATACATGATTATCTCTATACCAACCGAAACGGTTTAAAGTTTTTTGGTTGGAACCGAGCTACTTGCGATAAAGTTCTACTTCAAGCTCTTTTAGATGCAGGTGCTAATAAAACCAAAGCCTATACAATGTATTATGCCGTTAGAACCTTCGGTGGGTTTTATGGAGGTTTTAACTGGTAATGGAATTTTTAAATATTAAACAAAGAATCATTTATACAAAAGAAATTTTAAGTTTTTATACTTTTAGATATTTAGAAGCAAGTAATGATTTACTTTTATTTATAGAATTACTTTTTTTATTATTACGTATATTAGTTTTAGGTATAAAAATTAAAGGTCAATATGTAGAATTAGGAAAGTGGGAGTTAGTTGAATCTCCTAAAATAGGTAAAATTTTAGTTTATCTCACAATACCTGAAGATCATCCTTTATTTTCTACACTTGAGCGCGGTATTGATGACGGAAAAATTTATCAAATCACACCTGAAGGTATAATTTCAGAACTAGAAATAGGTTAAGTATATGCAGCAAGATATGTTTTCAGCTATTCAACAGATGATTACAACAGATAGCTTTCAAAACCTTGCTGCTCGTACTGGATATGGTACTCCTAGTCTTATGGAGTTTACCAATTATCCTATTACTCGTTTAACTAAAAACTACAACCTAATGAACTCATTATACCGCAATAGCTGGATAGTGAGACGTATTATTGATACTATTCCAAAGGATAGTGTTAAAAATTGGATTAAATATGAAACAGATTTAACTCCAGAACAGATGAATCTATTAGATAAAGCAGAACGTCAGCTTAAACTTAAAGCAAGCCTACTAAAAGGTTTAACCTGGGGAAGACTATATGGCGGTGCTGCTGGTCTGATGATGATTGAGGGGCAAGAAGATATTTTAGAAGAACCCCTTGATATTGATTCTATTATGCCTGGAGACTTCAAAGGTCTAATTATTATGGATCGTTGGAGTGGTGTTTATCCTCAAATAGAATTAGTTGATGATATCAATGATCCTGAGTTTGGATTACCTAAATTTTATCTGTTTCAAGATAATGCCAAAGGTACAAACTATAAAGTACATCATTCCAGAATCATTAGATTCATTGGAATGGATTTACCCGAATGGGAAAAATACGCTGAAACCTATTGGGGAATGTCAGTAGTTGAGAATGTGTATGATGAGATTAGAAAACGTGATAATGCAAGCGCTAACATCGCAGGTTTATTATTTTTGGCGAATCTCAGAGTATTAAAAATTGAAGATCTTGGTCAATTGCTTACAGCTACTGATAAAAAAGGACAACAAGACTTTTATAATGTAATTCAATCAATGAATTACCTGCAATCTAATTTTGGCATGTATGTAATGTCAAAAGAAGACGACTTTGATCAGTTTAGTATTGCTAACTTTACCGGTATCAATGAAATCTATCAAAGTTTTATGCTTGATGTTTCAGGTGCTGCTAATATACCAGTGACTAAGCTTTTCGGGCGTTCTCCTGCGGGCATGAATGCCACAGGAGAGAGTGATTTAAGAAATTACTATGACCATGTTGAACAAGAGCAAGAAGCACACCTCAGACCAGCATTTGAGAAATTACTTCCTGTACTTTGCCAATCATCATTAGGGTTTATACCTGATGATATGGAAGTAATATTTAATCCAATTGAAACTCCTTCAGAAAAAGATCAAGCCGATGTACAGGGATTCAAAGACAGGTGAGACTTGGAGCGGAAGAGGTCGTCCCGCACGTTG